GGCATTGTTAGTTGATCCGCCTTGAGCTGTCTGCTGGAACCGGGTTACAGGCGAAAGACTTCCGCCCCCACCCCCATCTGATAGAAGGCCACCTCCGATGGAGATAATTCGCCCGCCTGCAGACATCAGGCTCATGGATTCTCAAGCGCTCGCGTTGTAGAGATTCACAAAGGCCGCGTTATTGACCGCTGTCCCCGTGATGTGTGAGAGCCCGATTGAGGCCGGCAGATTGGAGCTCGTGGTGCTCCAGACCCCATACCCCAAAGCCGCTTGAGCGGTGACCGTGGAGGCTGCCCCAAAGAGACCGGAGAAGACCGCCGCGCCCTGACTCTGCACGACGTTGGAGAGGGTGAACCAGTTTGCATTGGCAGATGCAGTTGAAGACCACAGCGCTAGCCAATAGTTGCCAGGCGTCATATTCGCAGCCAGTGGAACCGTGACACCGCGGATACCGGAAAGCGATCCAGTGGAGTTGTTGGAGGTGTTGGTAAATGCGAAGGTCTGAGAGGCGCTCGAGGCTTGCGAGAGTGTCGAGCCATTCAGGGTGTACAACCCCACCCGCACGCTCAACGTGCCGGCATAGCTCGAATTGCTGCTGCTCGAGAAGCTCCCGGATATGAACTGCCGGAAGGCGGAAGCCGAGACATTGGCCGGCACCAGGATCGGCTGCACCATAACCGATCCCAAGCCAAACTGGGAAGCTCCTGCAGAGCCTTGGCTCACATCGTTATCCCAATAGGACAACGTGCCGTAATTGGGCGCGCCGATACTGATCGTGCTGCCGTTGGTGGAGATTGATACGGCCCCTGTAGCAGAGAGGCTGGATGTCGCGGGCGCGCTGATGCTGATAGTCGCCGCTGATCCCGCAGCCCCGGTAGATTGTGACAAGCTAATGGGACCCGTGCCGACGAACACAACGTTACCGGTCGAGACCGTGCCCGTACTGCCCGCAGTGTTGCCAAGGTTAGATACGCCCGCGTTAACCCCTCCACCGCCGCCAGCCGCACTGGCCGTGATGGTCGAGCCGTTGAGACCGAAGGACACACCGTTGCTGTTCGAGAACACCAGGGAGCCCAGAGCATTGCTCGTGGTGCCCGCAGAAATCGACATCGCCGCGAAATTGGTCGTGCCGGGAGCCGAGATCACGAGCGTGTTGCCGCTCATGCCCACGGAGACCACGCCAGAGCCGGAAATATTGAACGCCGAGAGAGCGACCGTATTGGAGCTCGACTGCGCGGTCGTATTACCAGCCGCCAGAATGGTTGCGGATTGCGCGGCCGCTCCTGTCGCCGCGGACAGCGCCAAATTGAGACCCGCCGAGTTAAGGGTCATCGATCCGGAAACGTTGGTCCCGGCGAATGTCGTCCCTTGGCCAGCGGCCGATGTTGAATTGTAGCTGGCGACAATGGAGCCATTCGAATTGCTGAACGTAATCCCGTTCGAATTCGCGAAGTTCAGCGTCGAGAATGTGGACGAGCCGCCAGAAGCCGAAACAGCCTGAGCTGACTGCGTGTACGAAGCCGTGATCGCCTGGCCCGCAGAAGAGCCGAAACTGACTCCATTGGCATTGCTGAAACTGATTGTGCCGGAGGTATAGGTCGTGTTCGAGACCACGACACCGGATATGCCGGTCTGCGCTCCCCCGGCATTGGCTCCAGAGATGGTGATTGTCTGCGCGCCGCCCGCAGCAGTTCCGACTGATAGCGTGATGTTATTGCCGCCCGCAAAGACGATCTGGCCAGACTGTGTACCCGTGTTACCGGACGTGTTTCCTCCCGTAGACACACCCCCAGTAAATCCACCGCCTCCTGCTGCCGCGGCCGATAGCGCCAAATTGACACCCGCCGTATTGAGCGTCATCGAGGCCGATACATTGGTGCCGGCGAAAGTGGTTCCCTGGCCTACGGCGGATGTACTGTTGTAGCTCGCGACCAGTGAACCTGCGCTGTTCGAGAACGTCACGCCATTGCTGTTGGCAAAATTGAGCGTACTGAAGGTGCTGGAGCCTCCAGAGGCAGAGAACGCTTGAGCCGATTGCGAGTAGGAGCCCGTGATGGTGCTGCCATTCGTGCCGAAAGCAAGCCCATTGCTGGCACTCAATACAAACGCGGTTTGGGCAGCTATTGAGGCTGTGAGTTGTGAACTACCTGAGAGACCAAATGAGACACCATTCGAATTCGCAAACGCCATCGTTCCGGATGTTTGGGTTTGCGTACCGGCCTGGACTGCGGCGATCCCCGCCGCGGCTCCCGGTGTTACGGTTGCCGTGATCGTGCCGTTGTTGTAGCCGAAACTAACTCCATTCGAGTTGGCAAGTACGACAGTTCCACTGCTTTGACTGCCTCCGGCAGCTGAAATAGCTACCCCGCCACCGCCACTGCCATCGGGAACATATGCATTACCCATGATCGATCACTTGCAGACGAAACATAGTTGACTCTTAAACAACATTCATTTCGCAATCATCTAAGAACATTGTCCCGGTAAAGGTTGTGCCGCGCAGATTGAATTTCGCGTAAGCAGTGCCCGGCGGCGAAATAAAGGACCCGAACACCTCTACATAACCCGAGGTCGTCGCGCTCCAATTACCCGCCCCAATAGTACTGATCGAGATGGAGGTTGCGGCATCCCCGGCTAGGAAGATCGCCTGAAGCTGCACACTACCCGCCGAGAGTGCAGATACATTCACCCATCCTTTGAAACACACCTGTCGCCCCGGCCCGCAAGGAACCTGCTGGGCAAATCCTCCGCTGTTTCCGCTCGCGCTGACTATCTTGAATGCGTAGGTGCCTGAGTGTGGCGTCGTGTTATCTGCAGTGCCAGTGTAACCAGTACCGCTAGTCGTCCAGCCGTTGGTGTTTGTCGTCTCGGCGTTCGGATTGTATAGGCAGTTCAACTGCGCCCCGAGCGAAGGCACCTGCGCTGCGGTTGAGCCATTGAAATTGACATGACTGCCAGCGAGGTCCACATGTGGATTACCAGCGGAGGTCACAATTGCGCTCGACTGGTTGAACATATTGAATGAACATTCGCACTTCAGGAATGCATCGGAGCTGTTGTTGATGTTGAACAGGGCCGCCCGGGGGCTCACGTCCGTTGGCGTCACAACGCCACCGAGAATCCTCACGCCCGTGGGATTGTTGCCGGAATTCTTGGTGATCGTCCCCAGAACGTTCGAGGAGTGATTGTCCTCGATATGGCAGCCCATGAAGGCCAACACGCCATTCTGGACGTTGAAGGCAATATCGTTGTAATCCACGGAACAGCCATGGAGCATCACTTCCAGTCCGCCACCGATGCCGTTAGGCATATTGATGGCAACGCAAGTTCCGCCTATGCCCGTCGTGCTGTTGTTGTCGCTGATCGAGCAACCGTGGAAATTCATGCACTCGCCTTCCGCGGTCGAGCCTACAAAATTGATGCCAGTGCGGAAGTTGCCAATGATCGCAAGCGAGAGGAAGGCATTGATGTAGCAATAGGACCCGAAAGCCAATCCATCACGAAAACCTGTGATCACAATGTTGCGCAAGGTCTGCGTGGCCACGGAACCAACGGAGTTCGTGCCCCCCATGAAAATGCCATCGACGGCAGTGGCCGCCGTATTGGGACCCACGAGAATCAGATTCTCTATGGGCAGCGCCGGCGCGTAACTCCCATAGACTGGGCTGTGTTGATCCTGATAAACAGACAGCGCGTAACCGCTTGCCATCCCGGAAGCGTCCAGAATACATCCGTTAAAATCGATTGACACGTCTCCGGAAATCAGAGTCAAGCCCGTATTTATTTTGGCTGTCTTGCCAGGTGGAAAAACAACTTTTCCACTATTTGTGTTTCCAAAATTATTAAATGCGGCCTGGATAGCTGCGCTGTCATCCGTAATTCCATCAAAAACTGCATTCGGTACTATGGCGATAGGGACCCCGCCCGTACTCCCACCAGAAACATAAGCGTTACCCATTGCCTACCGACTCGCTACGTTGTACTGGATCACTTTCATGGTCACCGAGCCGGATCCGCTATTAAGCAGCACGCGCACATAGGTCGGCGTGAATAGGAAGTTCGTCTGCACGCTCCCCGTGGCATTCACCGCATTGGTGTCGTTGGTGGCGATCCATTGCATGGCAGACACTGAAACAGGATCGGTGGGACTGTTCGGGTCGTCATACGTCGATTGGATCGTGTAATTCACCGTCCCCGTGACATCACACTGAATGCCCACGGGCGGGCTCGCCCATTCGTCCAGTCGAACCCAAGGCGTGCTTCCCGTGGCACTGGTCCCAACCGTTACGGCCGCAGACGCTGCGCCCGAAATTGTGATCGAGGATACCTTGGCGTAGTCGAGCAACGATGTTGCGCTCGTACCGTTGCCGGTCACCGTTTCGGTTAGTAGCGATCCGGTTGGCGTGGTGCCCGTGATAGTGAACGAGTGCGTGGTGTCGGTCGTCGTGATCGTGATGCGCTGCGGATTGCCGATCACCGCGACACCGCCCGAGACCAACGCGCCATTGAGTGTCAGCGCACCCGCGGCACCCGGTGTTTGAGACAACGCGATGTTATTCGCGCTTTGCGCGGTCAGCGGCCCGACAGTGGCGGTAATGGGTCTCATCGATTTTCGTCCTCGGCCAAAACGAAACGGGGGCGCCCAGGCCCCCGCTCAGTTGCCCGTATGGGCTACGAACTAACGCCTGCGGCAACCTCTCAGCCTTCCCCGACGCCCTCCTCCATTACCTTGCGGCCCGGCGCCTCCTTGCCGGAGCGCGCACTGGTGAAGGGGTTGGCATCCGAGCTCGCGCGACCGCCGCTCTTGCGCGGCTTGCGGCCGGCGTGCATGTGCGGCTTGTGGCCCTCGATATGACCGACCTCGGTCTTGCCTCCGTGCTTGCGCTTGGCACGGCCGCCCTTCTTCATCTCTTCGGCCTCTTCATCGACCTTCTTGGCATTCGTGCGCGGTTCGGGCTTGTCCTTCACATCCTCTTCGGCCTCATTGCTGCCGCCCGTCGATCGAGAACGTCGTCCGCCTTTCATGATTGGATTCCTCAGCTCGCGAGATTGATAGACGGGATGTACTCAACCGTCAGTGTACCGACGCCCGAGCCCGTGTTGGTGGACAGCACCACGATCTGCACGTCTTGCGTGCCTACGTTGTCCCAATTGCCGATCTGCGTAGCTCCTGTGCCTGGCGTCACGCTTACCTGACCCAACGCACCTGAGGTCACAACCGCATTAGCGGCCGTCAGCGCGGTTGCAGAGGCCCCCGTGCCAATGCCAAGGGTCGTCGCTCCGCCCGTCCAGGCGGTCGTTACCATGAGCTTGATGCCCGTGATCTGGCTCTGCGCGGGGATCACGATGGGGCAAGCGAACTGGCCGGCGGTACCGGTGTTGGTCGCCTGCGTGATGACACAGGACTGTGCCAAGCGTACGTAGCCGGCGTTGGCCGTGCCGCCTGCCATAGCCCCCACACCTGCGAGATTCCCGCTGCCGTCGCTGGCCAGAATGTTGCCAACGATGAGCGGGCCCATGAAGTAGGTCCCCGGTGTCGCCGGATCGCCATTCGTCTGCGTCAGTTGGCCACCCTGGATATCGGGAAGCGTTTGGCCGCTCGTCGGAGTGATGTACGTGGTCATTCGGAGGGCCTCTCAGGACGTCGGGAATGAGCCGTACAAGGCGCGCCAGTTAAAATAGTTCAGAGAATATCTCTCATAGCCTTTGACCAGAAGATTGTCCGTCACGAAGTCAACCTGCATGTCCGACTCGTACGGAACGCGCTCCATGTAGGCCAGCCCCGGAATGTTCGTCAGGCCGAACCAGGCGAACTGCGAGGTGAGGAAGTCCATCACCATATAGCCTTCGGGAATACCGCCGGCTGTCGAGAGGATGGCATTGACATCGTTGTCTGCCGTTCCGGGACGCAGCTCGGTCTTGGTAAGCCGGATTGCAACCGGCTCGAGCTGCGGGGGTACGATCAGCTTTCGGAAGCGCGCAAACATCTTCAAGCCGGCCTGGTCCTTGAAGTTGGTCCGCACTGCAACCTGTGCATTCAGCAGCGTGGCTTCGTTCAGGTCTACCTGTGTGGTGGGCGTGTTCGCGATGGTGTTCCCATCGATCGGGTGGGTGGTGGCGCACAGCGCCACGCCATCGCCGTTCACATTGGCGTTGTAGGTGGTCGCGGTGTTCAGGACGTTCGCGCCATAGATTTCCTTGGCTTGGTGAAATGATTCCATCAATCCGAGATTCGACGGATGGAACTGTGTCTTGTACAGGTTGTCATCGATCGCCTTGCGCGTGATCGCATAGCCCAGACCAATTTCGATGTGCTCCTGGTTGTAGATGTAGCGCTCGCCTGCGTTGTTGTCGAAAGCTGTCTGGCCACCTTCCGTCTTCAGCTGCGCGAGTGGCAAGTAGCGCATCTCAGCCGTGCGCTCGAGCGCGAGCTTGGAGACGTATTTGGTGAAAACCTTGTCGTACTGTGACGGAATTTGCTCGTACTTTCCTGTGATCCCGCGCAGACCTGGCAGGAGCAAATCTTTGATGGCTGAAAGATTAATGGCCATTGATAGTTGCTCCCGACCTCAGGTGTTGACCGCGGTCAGCTGCCGCGTCTCGACGTTGTTGAACGAC